TCCGCTTCCGCCTGTTTTGCCGGTAAGAATTTCGGCCAAAGTTTCATGGACTCAAGTTATACTAAATTAATAATCGTTCATCAGAAATATAATGCTAAATAAAATTATAGGGCTATATATATTGCGTGGCCCGATAGAGCTCGGCATGGAGCCAATTTGGAAAGACTCAAAGCCTGTCTCGTTCTCGGGTGTAATGGAAGCATCACCCCCGATGGATTTACATTATGCCCCGGTTGTGAAAATTCAATAATCGACCTAGAGGAAGTAAGTAACTATAATGAGATTATTACATTTCTAGATGATGCCTGTGATCTATTCGATAGAGCCATGACAGATAAAAATAAATGCAGCAATACAATGAACCTTCTATACAAGCAGTTTTCAGCATACAATGATTCTATGCTTATAAATGTTCAAAGCTTCATGAAGAACCATAGAGACTGCGGACTATGGATAGTTTTAACCTTAAAAGAGGACTTATAATATGGATAGAAAGTTGATGCCAAGAGCGTCTCAGGTTAGCCCAATACAAAAGTACGAAGCTGCAGTTGATGAATACAAGTCCGTTCTTAAGGATAAGGTTCATCCAAAAAATAGAACAGCCGCTTATGATGAGAATTTAAAATCAGTTCTTAATAGGCTGATGGACGCAGCTGATACCCTGGATAATGAAAACCCCGGTGCTGGAGTATTTGGACTGATAATTCTAGCCCTAAGAACCGGCATGGCTCTAAAGGATAAAAATATCGAGCTAGAGGTCAGAGTTAGAGATCTTGAAAGATCTATCAAAAGAATGGAAAAGAAATGAATGAGACACCTGATGATATCAGGAAAGTCCTAGCTGAAAAGCTTCGATTTTTAAACGAATTCATTAGAGGCATAGAAGACTTTGGAAAGCAATATTCAGTAGATTACACAAATGATTATATATACTTAGCCGCGCTATCACAGAAGAAAATAATCAAAGAGATTTTAAATATAAAGCCATAGGTGGTTACTAATGAGAAGCTTTGCCTCCAAAGAAGATATCCTGATTTGCGTAAAAATACTGGATATTGCTGAAGAATTTGGTATAATAGTTGAGGAGGCATCATCTGGAAACTTCACTCATCGCTGTAGCTGCCCTTCGCCGAATCACAAGAATGGTGCGGAAAGAACACCTTCTCTTTTTATTGATGCGGCAAACAATAACTTTTACTGCTTCGGATGTTCAGCATCCAGTAACTCGATTGACTTCTATATGGCCTGCTCGGGCGATTCATTCGTAGACGCCATATCAGCCCTGAGAGAGAGGGTTGAGCCAGGATGTGCAGATAGCCGGGTAGTTTTAGAGGGAAATAATTTTAACACACTGCTTAAGATATCGTTTCTGTTTAGGGAAACAATGTTAAATCACAAAGAAGACCTCAAATGGATTAATGATTTAATGAAGTACTCTGACCGCTTTATATTGTCTATACACCATACTAACGAAGATGGTGCTAAGAGATTGCTTTCAAATATTCAAGAGCAGATTAGGAGACGTTACCAAAAATGAAAGTTGTAATTTGTGGAGATACTCATATTGGAGCAGTATTTGGCCTAGGAGGATCAAATAAGAAAGGTGGAAATACGAGAGTCGATGACTATGAGAAAACACTTAATTATATCGTTGACTATTCAATAAATAAAAAAGTAGATATGTTTATTCAGACTGGAGATGCTTTCGAGACGAGAAACCCCGCTCCAGAGCATATGGACATCATGAGTCGGGCAATCAAGAAGCTCTCCATGGCAAATATAACTTCTGTTATAATCATGGGAAATCATGATTATATTAGAAACAGTGATGGATTTACAAGTGCGATAACCACTCTTGCTGCAAAAGACTACCCTAACGTTAGGCTACTGACTGAGCCAGATGTTATTAAGTTTGACAACAGAACCGGAGGGGCTGCAAATGTGGTTCTGCTACCATATCGAGATAGAAGAATGTATCCCGGAAAAACTACTAAGGAAGATTCTGAATTTTACGAGTTGGGGCTAAAAACTTTACTAAGCCGGTGTGATGACGGCATCCCCACGGTAGCGGTTGGTCATAATTTTTTCTTCACCGGAAGTTACGGTGACTACGGTGGAACAGAAATACTGGCCAATCCAGAAGCGTTCTCTGGTTGTGATTTAGTTGTAATGGGTCATTATCACCAATTCAAAAGAGTTAGGCATACTAACCCCGTAGCTATCTATACTGGGTCTATGGAGAAAATAAACTTTGGAGATGAGAGCATAGATAAGTTTTTTGTTGAATATGACACGACAACAAAGAAGGCTGCGGCGATAAAAGTACCATCAAGGCAACTACTAGATGTCTCTATTGACCTGACAGAAAGCGATTATACATCAGTAATGAACGACATAGAAAAAGAAATCGAAAAGCTAGACCTCAAAGACAAGATAACTAGGATGAAGCTTATCATAAAAGACAGGATGCTGCCATTCGTCAGGAAGAGCGATATAGAAAAGATAATGTACGCTTCCGGATCTTTTTACGTTTCAAGAGTTACAATCGAAGCTGTGTTCGTCAGGGTAGTGAAGGACGAAAATATATTGAATCAGAAAGATAATTTTTCTATATTAAAAGCATTTGTTGATAGCCAAGACATGCCAGAAGATGAAAAGCTAGATATTATGTCTGAAGCTAAAAAAATTATAACATAGGAAAGTCGCATGATTCCAGTTAGCATTGATATTAAAAACTTCTTTTCACATAGAGACAGCTTTATAGACTTTACCACGTTCGATTCTGCATTACTAATTGGCAATGTTGATGGAGATTATAACGTCTCAAATGGATCTGGAAAAAGCGCAATCTTTGAGGCCGTACTATGGGCGCTGTTTAATAAATCAAGAGCCGCGTCTATGGATGATATAATTTTTTGGGGCGAAAATGTTTGCAACGTGATCATGATCTTTCGTCACGGAGATGATGAATTTAAAATAGACAGAAAAAGAAGCCGAGTAACTTCTGCATCTTTGGTTACTTTCTTTAAGAAAGATAAGAATGATGTCTGGGTTGATATATCGGGTTCTACTTCAAGCCTAACAAATGAAGAGATAGTTAAGATCATAAAGATTGATTACAACACATTTGTAAATTCTTCGTACTTTAGACAGAATGACATTTCTGAATTTGCAGAGTCTGATCCATCTGGCAGGAAAAGTATTCTTAAGTCGATTATAGATCTTTCAAAGTGGGACGACTATGAAAGAATAGCGAAGGACAAGCTGAAGGAAACTAGAATGGAGTCGAGACTTCTTCAATCTAAGATTGAAGAATATAAAAATGTCGAAGAAGACCTTAAATCCAATACAGAGAACTTAGACTCGGTTTCCGAAAGGCTATCTAGGCTTGAGGCAGAGCGAAAGAATAAAAAGGAGTATCTCCAGAATCTAGAAGTAAAATACTATGCGCTCAAAAATACTTTAGACACGGACAGTTGGGATAAGGTTACTCAAGACCTAAGTAGGTTTAAAACTAGCTTGTCCGAGAGCAGAATTAAATTAAAGAATCGAGCCGATATTTCTGAAGAGCTTACTCGGAATATCGAGTCTTATAGGGAAGCTATCGCTAAGATAAATTCTGACCTGGAAGGTCTGGATTTTGACCAGTCTGTTTTCGAAAAGATACCCAAGCTTGAGACCGAGTCTATGGAGTTCAAGACTAACTTGAGCATAGCTAAGTCTAAGCTTTCCGAGCTAAAAGACCACAACATACAGCAGGGGCAGTGCTATACTTGCAGTCAGGATATAGACGAAGAGCTTTATAATAAGCTAAAAACTGATCACGAAGATAGAATTCGAGAAAATGAAAGAATAATTATTTATTGCAAGAATAAACTTTTGGAGATAGATTCAAAGATATCTCTGCTTAAAAAGATTGAGCACAATAATTTACTCAAGGTGCGAGGCGAAGAGAAGATTGAAAGCCTTAAGCTGAACATAAAGGGTGCGGAGAATAGAATGGAGGAAACGGCCCCCGGACTTAAGGAGGCCGCAGACTCAATTGAGTCTCTAATGGTAGAGATAGAATCATGTACTAAGATCTTAGATTCTCTCAAGAACGATGATTTCAAATCTCTCTATAAAGATATAGTGAATGAAAGGGGCATCATATCTAATCTAGACAAAGAGTCTGAATCTTTAAATAGGGAGGTTGGGGTCACTACTGAAAAAATTAGCTCACTAAAATTAAAGATAGGCGAGTATAAGGTAATCAACGCGGAGTATCGGGACAAGCTAAACGAGTGTGTGGTTTTGGAAAGATTAGTCAAGATGCTAGGCAAGAATGGGGTACAAACTATTTTGCTCAATGCAGTAATCGAAGATCTTGAGAAAACAGCAAACTCAATACTATCTTCAATTTGCAATGAACCTTTTATCATCTACCTCGATACGCAGAGAACCGGGGCTGATGGCGTGTCAATAGTTGATACTCTAGACTTAAGAGTGAGAAAAGATGGATTTATTCAAAATTTCAAATCCCTTAGCGGTGGAGAGCAATTTAGAATATCTATTGCGCTTAGAATAGCGTTAAGCGAAATATCGAGTCGGCACGGTGGCTCATCATTAGACTTTCTTTTGCTGGATGAGATCAACTCTCCGTTAGACAAGCAAGGAACTGAGTCTTTGTTTGTTAACGTAATAAAGTCTCTAGAGAAGAAATATAAGATACTGGTTATAACTCATAATGATTCACTTAAAGAAAAGTTTTCAGACATCATAGATGTAACAAAAAATAATGGTGAAAGTTCGCTAAACTATATATCCGTTTAGACTATAAATCTAATAATTATCATAGTTATAGCGAGCGGGAGTCAGTATGAATATATTCTTGACAATAGAAGAGAGCAAAGAGCAATCGATTGATGGCTTCCCAACATATGTTGTATTAAAAACTAACATACCTTCGACTATTTTTTACACGCTGGATGGAAGTGACCCGACAGAAGAGTCTAGTATTTTTATAGAGAGAATAAGAATGCCCACGGACGGTGTAGGGATGATTCTAAAAGCATTCGCCGAGCACGCGAGCGTGCGCACGGCAGTCATAGAGCAGCCCTACTTCACTAACCACAGCATGCTCGGCAGAAGTCGCAACACTGGCGAGAAGGGCATCAGGACGCTGCCGTTTGGCGAGCCTACGGTGGACAGCCTGGCATTCGGACCTAATGGTGAGTTGGCCAGAGAAACTTCGATACCGTTTATTGACTTGGAGGTAAAGGCATCCACTAGAACCAAAATCGGAGAGGGAATACCTGATGGCTCAACCATAGATTTTATTAACTTCGCAAAAAGGCAGCCGTCCTTCGGGCCGGCCACAATATCATCTCCGAATAACAATATCAATTTTGATCCCAAGGCTTTGTATATAATAATTGATGGGTTCACAGATGAAGATAGAAATAATCAATCGGTTAAAATAATTAATAGACCTCACAACACTATGGAATTAAACCCTTCCCCAGGCCAGAACAAAATGGAGGACTATCAATTATCAACTTCAGGTTTCGTTAGGTATATGATAAATCCAATAACCGGTAAAATTACATTCTATTATAGAGATTCGAGAGATAACCGGTGGCTTAAATCAACACAAAAAATAGAAGGAAAATCTCTAAACTTATCAAATATAGAATCAAGGCCGTCAAGCTTTGTATTTAGATGGATAGAAGAAAGAGCGCAATCTAAAATTTACTAAAGAGAGAAAAAAATGATAAAATTATCAGCATCTTCAATTGGAACTTTTGATAAGTGTCCAAAACAATATCACTATAGGTACATAGAAAAGCCTGATGTTCCGGCTCAGGATTGGACGCACCTTGAATTTGGTAAGCTGGCTCACCGTGTTCTTGAGCTATTCCATGAAGAACTTCTTAACAAGGTTGTCACCCCGGAAGAATATCCGGCTATCATGTCTAGATCTTTTAAAAGCGGTCTGTGCGAATTCAATGCCGAGTATCTTCTAGATGAGCTACCCGATCTAAAAGAGATTCTAACCGTTTATTTAAATAAGATGATCAAAGAAGGAATACCTCAGGTTATTTCCAATGAAATGAGTTTTGATACTGAGCTAGGTAACCATAAGATCAGAGGGTATATTGATAGAATAGACTTGGTAGAGCCAGGTCATTACAAAGTTGTTGACTACAAGACAAATAAAAATCCAAAATATCTAACAAATTTCCAGCTTTTGCTTTATGCGATAGTTATCAGAAAGGAATTTCCAGACGCAAAAAAAATATCTGGAGAATATGTTCTTCTCAAGCAAAATTGTGAAACCATAGGATGGGACTTCACGGATAAGCAGATTGACGAAACAACAGCTAAGATTCTGAAGGTTGGGGACTCAATAGAAACTAGAGATACCTGGGAAAAGAGGCCCACAAAATTATGCAACTGGTGCGATTTCAAAACTATATGCCAAGACGCTTGGGCGGAATAAGGATAAAATACAATATGCAAAAGGGCTACAGATCTTATGTTGAAGTTTATGATGAAACATTTTACGTTGATACATTTACAGGGGAGGGGTTTGATAGCGTAATTAAGACCATAGAGCCATTACTAAATAAATACTCAAGCAGTACATTTATAAATGGTATGTCTCAGGACGATATATTTGGTGAGCTCAGAGTTATAGCAATAGAGGGCATTAAGAAGTTCGATCCAACCAGGAATGTAAAGCTAAGTACATTCTTACAGTTTCATGTAAACAATAAGAATATATCGGCAATTATGAGAGCCAATCGTCAAAAAAGATGTGCCTCTACTATAAATAAATTAGAACTAAAAGACGAGCGCGGGTATAATGTTGCGCCAGCAGAACTAACCATTAGCGACTTAATGGGCGGCAGGGATGCGATCGGTGACAGAAGCCCTGATGACATACTGGGAGGTTTGGCAAAGAATGATCTTTATAACGGAGTTCTTACTGACCAAAAACACATAGACTTCTCTCTTTCCCTAAGAAGCGTAATTAAAAATTTCGACCCAAGCACTAAAAAAATAGTAGAGATGATGTATTTTAAGGATTATGATACTCGCGATGTAGCTAGAGCTATGGGCACAACAGAATGGAAGGTAACCGCCAAACTAAAGAAGTTAGCTAGAAATGGAAATATGAGAAGTATTTTTGGCCTAACCAATGATATAAAGTCTTCTGTTTTTGTCTCGGAAGATTCTGAAGATTCTGAAGATTACGAAGATTATGGGGATTACGATGAAGGAAGAAGCGGAGAAGGAAAATCTTAAAATACTCAAGTACATCTCTGAAGAGAAAGATATATCAAAGTATAAGCTATCAACACTCGGCTCCAAGTCAGATTCGGCAGCTAGAAATAGATTAATTGCGATAGAGAAAGAATTTATAAATTTACAACTAGAGGATATGGGTTTTGCCAGCCTAGCTGATGCAGCTACCGCTATTAAGATTTATAGAACCTCTAGAGGTTTATTTTATAAGACATATAAAATCTCCGTAGATGAGCCTACGGCCTTTGATAGAGATGCCCTTATTTACAACATAAAGAAGAGGGTTGAATTTTTAGAGACGCAGGCGCACGCATGCACGCACAGGCACACGCAAAAATTAAACTTAGCTGAAGATTCAGATCTGTATAGTGAGCTTTTAATAAAACACTCAATCAGAAATAGTTCCTCGATCAAAGACGAGTCTGAAAAGTTTAAAAAGCTAGGGTTTAATGAATTATTTAAAATGGAACCGCTCACCCTAATGAAAAAGAGGGCGAGGGCTCAGGTCGCAACTCACTCGATAGGCTTATACCTGAGTAACGAGGTTGATAGAATTAAAAACTTTGATATGCCAAAAACATACGAAGGGTTTCAATCCATAAGTGATGATATAGATTCAATTATTGAAAATTTAGATAATAATATTTATAAGAATTATAATAATTCTATAGAGCTTCTTCCTAGTTCTATATCTGGGACTATTGGTGATAACGAATACATTCCAAAGCTTCATAGCCTCGGTAATGTTTTAAAAAGATCATCTTTTTCTAATTCTTCCATGCCAGAGCCTAATTCAAAATCTACTTCATTTTGCAAAACCAGGCCGGTAATTGGCAATGTATTGTATGGTCTTAAAAATGCAGTCATATCGAATCCGAAAACAGACTCTGATAGAAATATCAAAAATAAAGTCTTTGGAATTCTTCTTCCGATTCCAAGAAAAGGCAACGAGAAGATGACCGTTCTGCATAGAGAAATATATGTTGATGGCGTCAATATAAGTCATTTATTTTCTGATTCTTTTTCGAATATAATTGCCATTAAGAATAACAAAAGCATATACTACAAGGCCATAATGATGATGCCGATATGGCACTTGATTAAGATGTCTTCTACAGATTTGCCATCTCGTGTAATTTTATCTAAAATTGCTTCTTTTGATTATAATAATTTTGAAAATATTAATTTTAATAGTCAATACATGATTAACAAGATTAATGATAATTTTAACTTATTCATCGATGTATCACAGGACTCAAAAGTTTTAGCGGCAAAAACTAGGTCTGAGGAAGAAGGCATTGCCGATATCGGTGAGATAGTAAACTACAGAGTTTCTAAAATTAAAGAAGATTATAGTAAAATAGTTACTACTAATGAAATCTTTTAGACTATAAGGATGCTTCAAGAATGAAAATAAATAAAGTTGCCCAGGTTATATTCACAAACGAGTCAGCACTTTTAACGATTTTATCCAGAATCAAATCAAACGAAATCGACATATACATCCAGGATCTAAGCCAGGTTCATGAAAATTTGGTTTATGAGAAGAGCTTAGAAGATTCTATAGCAAGCGTTGCAGATAATAAATATGGGGCATCTCAGCTTAAGTCTATAATTTCTGCGATAGGTGAATCTAACTTCTCCTCATCTGAATTTTCGGACATATCTGAAAGCATTAAAAAGATTCACTCTGAGGCAACTGGTAAGTTACCCGTTCCTCTTGTTGCTAATCCGGTAACGCCCCTGTCACCTTCTCCCGGAGATCTCAAGGTCGATGGCCCTCCAGATCCATCGGATATTGTCAATATGAATGATGAGGATAGAGCATCCGAAGTTATGAAAATGAAGGAACTTATCCCAGCTAGCCTTAACCCAATTTCTAAAAATAAGGCTACCTTTCTCTATAAAAATATAGAACTAAACAGCAACATATTATCATCAAATAGAACGCCTGATAACAAAAAGTATAAATTCAGAAATAACATGCTTGATGGTATCTTAACGCTATTTAAAATAATCGAAGATCATAATAACGGTTTGGATGAGGAAGAGGCAGCAACTGCGATATTACCGCTCAGCTCTATCTTCGATAGGGGTGAGAATAACCGTAAAAAGAAAGAAGAAGAAGAAGAGCGGCAGAATCCGGAAGACCATCATTATGATTCAGGAAGGTCAAAGTTAAATGTCAGCAGGAAAAATATTAATAAGAGGTTAGACGTTCACCACACAAAATCTATTATCGATGAAGACGAGGTTAACGATAATCTGGGGATTGGTGCATGGTCTGTAAATCCATATGTTGACTACACTGATGATGGTCCAGTATTTTTAGACAGAAAGGCTCAGGACGTATTTTTTACAATAAGCGGCAAGATCCAGGAAATATCAAAAAAAGTAACGCAGCTTATCGAGAAAGGTGAGGGTCCGGACTTTAACACTAAGCGAGAGCTTAATGACTTAATGTATGCGGCTAAAAAGACTGATTATGAAGCTATGTCAGAATTTATGAAATATAAAAAAGACAGCTCTATACCGAAGGAACTCATTCCGAAGTATGAGGCGGTTGAGAAAAAGTTAAATAACTTTCTTCCAACCAAGATCTTGATTAATAGCTTTCAGGCTTCAGAAATTCGTGGACAATTCTTGCTGTCATCAATGTACCTATCATCGCCCGCCGTAACATCGGTTGTTCATTCGGCAAGGCATCGTGAGGCATTTGTTAAGAAGAAGATGATTACTGCCGGAGAACTTGACGAATCTCGCCAGCAAGAGGTGCTATCAATAATTGAGAGGAATTCTAGCGATACAACTGATAGAAAGATTAAAGAATACTTTGATCTTAGAACCATGCTAAGTTCTAAAAACTTTTTAAGCACTATCAGTTTGAGTCTTGATACGATCTATCTTCAATCTAAACAGGATTTGAATGGAGATAGAACTTCTGTTACTCTAAGGCTCGCTCCATGTCCCGTTTGCTTTAAGTATATACCGTACTCCGGCGAAAAGTACTCAAAGGTAAAGATAACATTCCCTCTGGTTTCTTTCTACAGAGGTCGGGAAATTGACGGAACATATAAGATAACTCTAGACTATTTGAAGTCTAGGCCTTGGCCACTTCCGCCTCTAAAACTATATCGCGACCAGAGAGAGAGAGAGATTATATCTAAATATTCTGGCGAAAAGACTTGGGACCAGATATCTGATCTTATTAGCAGCTCAGTTCCTAAAGAATATGAGGAGGGTATACACAGAAGGGCTGGCGCACTTTTTGCAGCCGGAGGGGCAATAATTTCTCCGTCCATATCAGTTGATTCTTTGAAATTCTCTTGCCCCACCGAGGAGTATGGTGGTTGCGGAATAGAACTAAAAAAGGTTAATACGACTCTACCTCCAGAATTATCTTTACAGCCGGAATGGAACGCTATCAGAACAAAGGACAAAAAAGTTAGAAATTCTGAGTATACCAACTCTATATCAGCAAGCAAATCTCCTGAGAAAAATATTGCAGATAAAATGTCGAAACCCGGACCTAAGTTTTCAAGAGTCAGTTTTTCTTGCACATGCCATATAGAAGATTTTCAATCTGTAAATAAGTATTCGAGTGGTGTCGCAGCTTTATCCAAGGTTGGCCCATCAGGTACCAAGGGCTTCGTTAATCCAACCGACCATACGGGTAAAGAAAAGGTACTTCCGGAAGGAACCTTGCTATTCTCTGTTTGCGGGGCACCAGCCTCTATATCGATGTTTGATAGAAGAGAGTCAAGCAACGGATATATACTCAAATACTTGAGAGATATTAGAAGAGGTTCGGTTGAGAAATATGCCGCCATGGTAAATATACTAATCAGGTATGGAATAGGCGTAGATGACATGATGCTAATTGATCAAAGTCTTGATCAATATACATCGCAGGATGATGAAATAGATTTAAATAAGATTTCTTCCAGGGTTAATAAGATACTTGGTATGATTAAGAGCTCTTCGGTTTCCGCATTAGTTACCATCAATAACGATCTAGAAAGAGAGCTTATATCCGGCCTGAATTTAGTTTGCCCGCTTGGTCATACATTTAACATCGGCCACAGCATGAAATTCGCAAAAGCTAACGCAGGATTAAACATCGTCAGCTCTCAGTCGAAGTATTCTCCAGTTTCGGCAAAAGCTGGGGTGAGTGGCAACTATATGGTGGACCTTCTTAATTCTTACGGTAAAGATAATATCAAGAAAATCTTGCGCACTTTTGATCGGCTTGACTATGGAACTATCAACCCCGACGGGATGCGTGGCGTCTCTGATTCTATGGAGGTTTTGGTCCCAGCTAGTGATCCGAGGCTAGTATCCTTTACCATACTCCCCTATGCCGAATGGTCTAAACTAGATGATGGAGTGTTATTTCCCGATGCAAAAAACCCTGAAAGACCGGTTCTTTCGTTTACGCTGCCTATCGACGAAACAAATGCCGTATATGAGGATTTTGTTTTCATTAAAGGGTTTTCAAATAAGGGCAACTCGGTAAATATCTGGAATGCTAACGGTTCTTCCACTGGAACTGGAGGAATTATTTCCGAATATTATCTCGAAACATCGTCTATAAAATATTCTGGAGAAGAGTCTGCTGTAGCAGAGGACAAACACGCCGTCGATCTTTTCGAGCAGGGAGAGGCCGACGAAAGAGAGGGCGACTTCTTTAGCAGCGGACTTGCGGATATACCAATATCTGTAAGATTAACTAACGAAAGCTCTGGAGCTGAAATAGCCGAAGCTAAAATGAAATCATTTGCAAGGTTAATAGAATCCTCAATTCGACTAATTAGAACATGGACAGACGGAGTAATTGACGACGCAATGATTAACTCCATCCTTGACGATGCCAAAGTTGATGTGAAGAAGTATAGCTTTTACTTAAAGTCAAAAATATCAGGACATATCGATTTTTATAATTCCGAAGATCCAGATATAGAAGTTCGCAAGGAAGAGCCAGAAATAGTTTCCGGCCTGATATCTGCTTTTATGAGGAAATTTGAAGAGTCTTTGTCTGATAAATGCGCAAAGCTTTATGATTGGACAAGAAGTAATATATACACGATATATGATGATGAGGATTTCGCAAAGGGCGTTGCGAAAAAGATCATATCCGCATCCCTAAAGGATGTATCCAATGAGTGGCAGATAACACCAACCCATACCGGATACCTAGTTCCGCCATCCGGTAAGGCGAAGGATATAGAAGAATTTATAAAGAAACTATCTTCTGATATTATTGATGAAAATTCTGAATTTTACAAAGAATTAACTTTGATATCTAGGTCTAGGATAAGCAAGAATATATACAGGTCTAGAGGGTTTGCAAAGATCGCTTTGATAAACTACGCTCAGCATGTTTCCGACTCACTAAGCTCTATGTATGCCGAATTCTGCGCTGATGAGAAATCCCCAGATTACATAGGATATGATATCGGTATAGACTTGAGCAATTCAAAGAAAATTATGGGATACCCAGGTAGTTCTGGGTGGGTTGCCGGCTATGGTAAAAACGAAGTAGACTCTATTGTTTCCACCGTCAAAGAGGCCAACAAGAATGGTCAACTGATGGGCTTGTCCGGAATGATGAATAGCGAGGGAGCTATGGAAGATCTAGTGAGCATTGGTAATATTGATAAAGCTTGGTCTCGTATCAATATAAGTCTAGCTTCTGCCAAGGTTTTTGCGGCATCACCAAGAGTTTCCGGCCTGTCAAATCAGTATCTTGCTGATAGGCTGGAGCTATTGATATCTAATTCTGAGGGCTCTTTGAATCAGAATGTTCGCTCGAATTCCATAAGATTGGGGGCTATTTTAAAAGAAGTCAGCAATGCCTCTCCAACCTCAACAATGTCGTTTTCCGGAACTATAGACAGCCCCGAGTCTGGTGGTAGGCATCTTACGGTAGATAGGCTTCCAAGGCTGAGCAAAAAAGATGAAAAGAAAGGTCTAAACTTCCTGTCAAAACCTGGAATGCGGGTTGTGCAAGAAGGCTGGATAGTTAGAGAGATGTTTACAAACGAGAATGAAGAATCCGATCAGAGGTTTAAATCATTTGCCACAGAAGAAGAGGCCGTTAATTTTGCAAACTCACTAGCTCACAATGATCACGAAGTATTTGAGGCTTCATATTATAAGAATCCGCGGTATAACTTTAACTCAAGCAAACTCCAAATAGGTATGTTTGACCAGAAAAATGCAAAAGATATGTCATGGCCTCCGAGCGAAGACCAATTTAACTTTGTAAATATAATTTTACCATTCGATCCAGCTGGAGGTTCTGAATCTAAAATGAGTCTTGCCTCAAGGGTAGCTATACCATCCTACAAGTTTGTTATAGACTTTGATGGTGAGCCGCTCGATATATCATTCTTGATGAGAGTTGACTCAAAGAGTGATACATCTAACTCCGCGTTACAGGAAGAGATTTCTGGAATTACAGACCTAAAGTATAATGAAGACCAGATTATAGCTATTAAAAAGACGTATGAAAAGCAAATGGAAGATTATGTAACAAATCAGACTAAGCTGGCAATAGGAATGTCTTCACTCGATGATAAAGAGTTAAAGGAAGACTTTAAGGCCGGAATTAAAGAGCTGCAACGTCTAATGAGAGATCTCAGCAGGCAAATAATAGAAGAGTCTAAGCCCTTTCTCAGGCAGATAAATTCTAAAAATTTAAGTGTATTTTCCGGAACCAATCATTATAACGCAAGAACGGGTTCGGCATCTAGAATGCTATCAGTCAGCTTGCTAGATCCCGTTTCCGCTTATAGGATTATTGAAAACCCGGAGACCAGAGGGGTTACTCTATCTGCAAAAAAGAAGCATATGTACAAAGCTTTTGTCGTAAGTGTTTATAAGTTAGACGTAGTTGCTTCCGTAATATCAAAAGCAAAGGGCAAGGAGGTCACGCCAGAAGACATCATATCTGAGCCGGAAAAGTTCCGAGTATCAGTAAATAGCTCTACTTCAAAAGAGTTGATGGAGGTCTATTCTGGAGCTTTTGGTAGATTCTATGATGTTATACCCGATGAGTCCGGTAAAAGCGAAATCGGTAGGGCCGGAAGTTATCTTCAGTATATTAAGCCATACTCTTTTTCCAGCAGTCCGCGCAGAAAGCACCCCGTTATATCTGATTTAATTTCAGCGGCAAATATCGATAAATCAATTGGCTTCAATACGCTATTTAACTCAGGGAATCAAGATGAACCATCATTTGCTGATAAAATAGAATCAGAGGCTCTGCAATACATCAGGCAAAGAACATCAAACAAAAGAGAAAATCCAGCCCACGACAAGAACTCAGATGATGAATCTTCAGAATATTCTAATAAGATAAAACAAAGAAAAAGTAAGGTCGAAGGTATTATACTATCACTTGGCGTATTCGATGAGTCGGAGGTCAGGTTGCCAAACTTCTAAAATTAAAAACGAGGAACATTAAAAATGACTAAGAGCGCAGACGTTTCAATAAATCCACTGGCAGGGCCGCCGCAGGTAGCAGACAGAAATACAATCAGGGCATTCGTTAGAAATTTAGATGAAGTCAGTGAAAAGATAAAAGAGGCTAGAGATGATCTCAAGGAAGCTATCTCGTCAAATGATGAGATAGAGACAATTGATGATGAAATTAAGAAGCTTCGAGAGCGCAGAAAAGAGATTATCAGCGAAAGTCCTGTCATTAAGTCTTATAAGGAAATTGTCGAAGAATGCATCGAAGAAAAGAAGCAATTAATTTACGATGCAAAGCAAGACGGAGTTCCTAGAAAAGAAATCGGCCTAGCTATCAAGGCCTTAAAGCAGGATATAGATATGGCAGTATCTACGGAGGTATACTCTAGTATAGCCGATCTTGTAGGCTAGTTCGAGGCCGGTCGGTTTCAAAAATACAAACACCAATAAAAACCATATTATGGAAAGGGAGAAAACATGGCTAAAAGCTCTTTCATGGAAATAAGGTTGGTGAAGTAATGTCAAATAAATCCACTGGAAAATTTGTATCTCTTCACAACCATACTGAAATGGGAAGCCCGCTAGATGGAATGAACGACGTTGAGGATCTATTTATTAGAGCCAAAGAAGTCGATCATCCCGCTGTTGCGGTAACCGATCACGGAACAATGACGGCAATATATGATGCGTGGAAGGCAAGCAAGAAGACTGGAGTTAAGCTAATTCCGGGCATTGAAGCTTACTTTTCTGCGGATTTAACATCCAAGAAAAGCAATCATATGGTTTTATTGGCGAAAAATGAAGCCGGATATAGAAATATTCTTAGGCTTAACTACGAGGCATATAAGAATCAGGCGTCAGGATATATGGGAAAGAAAACTCCCAGGTTAACCTGGGAGCATATAGAGAATTTCAATGAGGGCGTTATTGCCCTCACAGCCTGCTCCAACGGCTTGATAGCTAAAACTCTAATCACAGATAATGATGAGGAGAGGGCTAAAGAATATATCAATAGATTAAATTCAATCTTCAGGGATAACTTTTACTTAGAGATTCAGCCGCATAACCTTTATGCGGTTAATAAGTCTGGCGAAGTAAACCAGAAGAAGCTAAACGAAAGCCTGGTTAGGCTGTCTTCTGATATGAAAATTCCATACGTAATAACCTGTGACTCTCATTATAGAGATAAGGATCACGCGAAGTATCACGACTTTATGTTGGCAATCAAAGATAAGAAGCCGGTCAACGATCCCGATAGATTTCGGTACGGGGTTCAGGATATGTACCTGAAGACGCATGAGGAAATCGAAGACTTCTTCGGTAAAGAGATAGCCGAGAAGGGAATGGCAAATTCCATGCTTATAAATAATATGTGCGAGATGCCCCATTACATAGAGCCGAAGGGCCCAGTTCTTCCAAAGTTTCCCGTTAAGAGTTCCGATGATTATCCTGAATTCAAGAAGTGGCACGGAAAGCAGAAAGACCCAGTATCTGAGGATAAATCATATCTTAGGTATAAGTGCATTGAGGGGTTTAAGGGCAAGTTTAAGGATATGGATAAAGAAACTCATAAGCAATACTGGTCACGAGTTCAAAATGAGCTGTCCGTTCTCGAAGAAAAAGACTTCTCGTCATATATGCTTATCGTTTCTGACTATACAACTTGGGCAAAGAAAAACGGTGTTTACGCCGGACCGGGAAGAGGCTCGGCGGCCGGATCGCTTGTGGCTTACCTAACCGGAATAACAAATGTTAATCCCATAGAATACGATCTCATCTTTGAGAGATTTCATAACTCAGAGAAGAAAAGCTTTCCAGATATTGATTCCGACTTTTCAAATCCAGCTGCAGTTAAAGAATATCTTAGGAATAAGTATGGTGAAGATAAAGTTGCATCCATAAGCAACTGGTCAACCCTATCACCTAAGGTTATTGTTAAGGATGTAGCCAGAAGCTTGGAGATAGGGGGGGATAGGTCGGCAGCGTTTAAGATAGCAAATCATCTAACATCAATAATGCCGGATGCACCAACCATCGAAGAGGCGTGCAGGCAGAGTGCAGAGTTTAGCGGATACATGAAGAAGTACCCCGAGTTATATAAAAATTCGGTAAAGCTTCAGGGACTAACTAGAAACTGGAGCGTTCACGCGGCAGGCGTCGTCATTTCTGATAGACCTCTTTATGAAACGGTTCCACTCAGAATTGATGATGAGACTGGCCTTGTAGTTACTCAGTGGGAGAAGTCAAGGTGTGAGGAGAATGGACTAGTTAAAATGGACCTTTTAGGCTTAAATACATTAAATGTAATTGAGATGTCATTTGAACTTATCAGAAGAACGCTGGGCAAGGACATATCCATAGAAGATATTCCTCTTGATGATGACAAGACTTTTGAGATGCTTGGCGACGGCGGCACCTCGGGAGTGTTTCAGCTGGAATCATCCTTAACGCCGCTTTGCATAAAGATCAAGCCTGAAAACATTGGAGAGATATCAGACATAAATGCTCTCGGTAGACCATCATGTTCTTCTCAGCAGAGAGAGTCTTATATAAATAGAAAGTCTGGACGAGAAAAGACGAAGTATCGTCATGAAAATCTATCATCAGCCCTAAAAGCAACTCATGGAGTAAGCCTTTATGAAGAGGGAATGATGAGGATAGCCAAGGACTGTGCCGGCTGGAACTTCAACCAGGCCGACTCCCTAAGGAAGATCACAAAATTGAAAGGTAAAGACCCGGCTATGGTTTCTAGAACTGAAATCAGCTTCATTAATGACTGCATTAGTCATTCCAAAATGAAGCCCAAGGATGCCAAGGATATATGGGATAATGAAATACTTCCATTTGGACTCTATGGCTTCAATAAGTGCCTTGCCGATACTACAGAGCTAGTAGTTTTTGATTCCATAGGCTCGTCCGGAACTCTCACAATGATTAAAGACGTAGCTCCAGGATGCTTTGTCCCATCTAGAGATGAGGAGACCGGAGAGAATATAATGGTTGAAGTTTTAAACAATCATAATAATGGAGCCAAGGTCCTGTACGAAGTAGAGCTAGAAGACGGCTCTATTACGAGATGTACCATCGACCATAAGTTTAGAACATCTTGTGGAAGAATGGAGCCGCTATGGAAGATAGCCGGAGAAGATCTAGAAGTATGTATTGGCTCATGGAACCATTCATGAAATCCTTACCGTATATTTATAACTGGGAGTATTTCACAACCTGTAGAATACTCAACCTGAGCAGCCAGAGGGTTCTTGAAAATCTCATTGCATATATAGTTATAGAGCTCGAAGTTAATGAAATGGATTTGGCTAATAATGCCAGCCAATTTTATAAAAATTATTACCGCTGTGGGGACAATACTTCGATTATCGATCAGCAAGGTTTAATTTTTAAAGATTCGGGAACAATCGCATTTGATAGTTTTGTTTGGGGACCTCCTCAGGGAGTTACGCTGGAGTCCTTTATGTTCAGCTCATTATATGATTACTATGACTCAATAGCGAGAAGTAAACTTTAATTCAAATTATTTAAAACTTATTAGACTATATTCTGCGTTCAACGTACTATATAATATCAGGAAGGCAACGGAGAGCACATGCATCTAGCAGCTAAAATAAAATCTATAAAAGAAATCGAATCAGGTAACACACACGACATAGAAGTCAACCATAAGGACCATCAGTTTTATCTAGCCAATGGAGTTCTGACATCCAACTCTCATTCGATCGCTTATTCTCATATATCCTATTATACAGCTTGGCTTAGATGCAATTATCCAACTCAATTCATGTGCGCGCTGCTAAATAGCGAAGATCCAAACAGTGATAAGAGTTTGGAGTACATCAATGAATGCTCTAATATGGGCATAGTAATTACGCCTCCAAATGTTAATACAAGCAAGGGAAATTATGTTATTACTGGCGAAAAAGAGATCGCAACCGGATTGTCGGCGATAAAGGGTGTGGGTCAGAAAGCTATAGATGAAATCATATCTCTACAGCCATTTTCAAGTCTCGAAGATTTCTTTTATAGAACAAATGCTCGTGTCGTAAATAAGAGAGTTATGGAGGCTATGGCCAAATGCGGAGCCTTTAGTTGCTTTAATCGGAAGAGAAAAGATATCTTTGATAACTTCGCAAAATACCGAGCAAAGGTATCTTTAGAAATAAAAAAAGAAAAAAAGTTAGAAGATATTATACTTCCGACGTATAATGAGGAGTGGAACAGGAAGGACTTCCTGATGGCCGAAAGAGAAGCTCTGGGAAGAGTTATCAGCGGCTCCTTACACGAAGTTTTTGAAGGCTTTTTTACTCGCGGTTCTAATGTCACTCCGCTTCGAAAAATAGCCTCCATTGACTCCGGAGAGAGAGTTAAAATCGAAGTAATTATTAATTCTAAAATTAAAGAATTTAAGATTAAAAATGGTAAAAATGTTGGTAAGAAATTTGCCAAATACTTAATTGAAGACGCGCAAGGTTCTACTGCGGAGCTTACAGTTTGGCAATCAGATTATGAAATATACAACAGCGTATTGATTGATGGTACACCAATTCGGGCAATATGCAAGGTCGACGAATATATGGAACAGAAGGGATTATCCTTAACGACATTAGAAAAGGCATTGGGTAAGTAAAAATGAAATCTTGTAATTCTTGCAAATTTAATGTGACCGAAGCAATGAAATTTGCTTTAATGAAAAATGTTTGCCCATCCTGCGGATCTCCTCTATTTACTCAAAAAGATAATAATCTAATTGCGACAATTCAGTCCAGAGTTGCCTCTCATAGATTTTCCGACTCTATGAACGAAGAGCAAATATATGATGTGTCATTATTTGTTTTTAATGAAATTAAAAATGGAGTCGGAGCGATCGTTCTTCAAGATATGATATCTGCACAGAAAAAATCATCTTCTGCATCTGCTGGCTCCGAAAGTGTTGATACCGAAGACATCGCATTAGAGGATATAAAGAAAGAAATAGAGGAAGAATATCTTTCTGAACTTATGGATGAGAATGAATATCTTCCAGAAGATGATGAAGAGGATATCAGAGAATCAGCATTTGGTAACTCTGATTATGATATAGATAATAAGGCAGATAGGCTAAAAAGAATTCATCAGTCCAGAAAGATTAAGGAAGGCGTAAACAGCAAGTTAAAAAGTCCGGGTCATTCCTTTAAAGGTGTATCAAGGCTAGGATAATGTTTAAGGTAATATCTAATCAGAAGGTAGATGTAAGTAAAGACGAATATGACTACTACCTAGAATTAGAGAAGGTATTTGGGAAAGATTCATTTTCAGGTCTAATTAAGACAAATGATAAAGGTCATATTACGTCAATACTTCCACCCATATCAAGCACGGTTCCTGTAGTTTTAATACTATTCTTTCAGAACCTCATGTTCAACCAGAGGTTGAGAAGTTTTGAAAAGTGGATAAACGAGCAAGAATCTATTAAGTTTAGAATAGAGCAAATAGAAAAGAGATTAGGAATGTGAGGTATTTATGGCTACAATTTTAGATAAGATTTCTTCGGAAAATTTTTCTCTCGAAGACATCGATGTGTCGGCCATCGAAGAGATTGATTCATGGCTTCCAACTAATGAAGTTATGGATGTCAATATTGCAGAGCAAGGTCTTGTTAAGACATTGAGCGCTCAAAATGCGTGTCAGGAATATATATCGAGGGTTGATAGAATTATAAGTATTATGGACGGCAAGAGGGACGTGGCCTGGGCGGAAGCCGCCCTCACTGGAGCCCCAAGTGCCGGACATAAAACTGCGAAAGATAAAGAGTGGTTTGCTCAGGCTGACCCAGACTATATTGAAGCGTGTAATGAAGTGGCTCTGGCCAAGGCGGCTAAGAAGTGGCTTGAAAACAAAGCTGATCATTTTAAAGGATGGCACTATGCCTTTAAAACTTTCCTAAAAAGAGATTACGACCTAGAAAGGTTGGGAAACTTTCAGCAGGGAGGGTATAATAGTGAGCCGAGTTCTGGATCTCGCAAAAGGAGCTCGGATTTTGAGGTGAATAATGAAAGCGAGGAAGTTAAGTGGAGCGAATAGTTAGTCCATTTGGCAGATAAAAAAACAAAAACAATCGTGCCCAAAAATAAAAGTACAAAAACAGGGCCCAGTTAGGAGAAAATAATGTCAAAAGTAGTATTCGGCGAAGTTGATTGGAATTCCGGTGACGTTGGGAGCATAAAGTCGGACTTTATGCGGCTTGAACAGGGTAAAACCAAGGTTCGAGTTATGGGCAACCCCACTCAATTTTACGTTCACTGGGTTGAGTCACCAGACGGAAAGAAGAAGAAGGTTAACTCCCCCGTAAGCGATCCCGCTCTAGTCAAGCGACTTGAGGATGCTGGCTTTAAGCGGAAGGCAACCTGGATCGTTACGGTTCTCGATAGAAGCGATGATACATTCAAGCTTCTAGAGATCGGAAGTCAGATTTACAACTCCATCAAGAATCTTTATGTTGATGAAGATTGGGGACCTGTTGGAAGATACGACCTAACCATTGAGCGCGGCACCCCAGGTACTCAACCTTTGTATAGAGTTACTCCTCGTCCAAAGGCTCCGCTTTCATCTGAGTTAGCCGAATCATTCAAGGAGTTTTCTAGCCGTGTTGACTTAACAAAATTGATTCAACCTTCTGAGCCGGATGATGTTCGCAAGATGCTCGGCTGGGGAGCTTCATCCTCAGCTAAGGATACTTCGAGCCTTGTCGATGATGATATGTTTGCCTTTAGTTCTCCAGACGAAGACTAAGGATAAATAGATTATCAAAACACCTCAGTATTAATTTACTGAGGTGTTTTTATTTTAAATAGTATTAGCATTGACAATTTTTTATTTAATTGTTAATGGGAGTACTTATGCTGACGCTTGGGTTGGATATCAGTTCGGCTACTATAGGGTGGGCTTTATTATCCGAAATAGACTCAAATATATCGCTGATTAGCTACGGTCATTTAAAGCCGCCGAACAAGAAGGATGCCGGAGCAAATCCAACGTCTAGGATAGATTTTGCATTTAATGAAGTAAAGAAATTAATTGACATTCACAATCCAGATACAGTTGCGATAGAAGATTACGCGAAGAAGTTTTCTAGGGGTAAAAGTAATATAAATACAATATTGCTTCTGGCGGCGTTTAACGAAGCCTCCGGTCTATCATGTTATAGGGCGATGAATAAAGAGCCTGTTAGAATCTCAGTCAATTCACTAAGATCTGTGGTTGAAAAAAAGTTTGGAGAGTCCATAGGGGGCAAAGAGGAGGTGCTAAAGTTTTGTAAAAAAATATTTACAAACTTTAATACCAAACTTAACCGAGCGGGTAATATAAAGATTGAGTGCTATGATGAAGCTGACGCAATTATTGTTGCTGTGGGATACTTTATTACTGAAAAGAATAAATCGGCATGAAGGAAATATTTGTTGTGGATTTTAAAATCTACGTAACAGTAATCACGAAGAATAGTATCTCTAGGAGCTTTCAGACTCAGATTGTATTTAATTCTGGCCTATCTCTACTGAGAGCGGATGGGGTGTGGTCCATCTGCAGGTACCCTGACGAAAGGCTGCCCATGCTAGATGGAAAAATAAGGGAAGCATTATATCATCCTAAAGATTTTTTTGAAATACTTGGTATATTAGAATCACCAGAGCAAGAAACAATTCTTTTTAACATCGATATATTTTCGACATTGTGAGGTTTTATGGGAAAGATTATGGAATATGGCGATGACGCCAGACTAAGGGTTCTGGCCGGAGTTGAAAAGCTAGCTAGAACGGTAAGAGTTACTATGGGTCCTAGGGGAAGAAATGTAATTATAGGTAGATCTATCGGTGCCCCGACCATCACTAAGGATGGAGTATCCGTAGCTAGAGAAGTCGTTCTTGACGACCCGATTGAAGAGCTTGGATGCCAGCTGGTTAAAGAGGCTGCCGGAAGAACTGCTGCCTTAGCTGGAGATGGAACCACCACGGCCACCGTATTGACTTATTCAATTTTCAAAGGCGGCATTGACCTAATAAATTCTGGCTATAGTCCACTTGATTTTCGAGATGGAATCGCCTGGGCTAAGAGCGCTATCGTGAATGAGCTGTCATTATTATCAAAACCCGTAGATGATGACCAGACCCTGATAGATGTAGCAACGATTTCAGTTAATAATGATTCGGCTCTCGGCCAGGTAGTTGCGGGAGCTTATATAGCCGTAGATCGTGATGGATCAGTTACGGCAGAGGCTCATCCGGGAGTAAGCCACTCTTTTCGTGTTGTTGACGGAATCGAGCTAAAGTCAGGATATATATCTTCCGGATTCTTAGATAAGGGTGAGACGAAGAGGGAGATGGAAAACTGTGTTATTCTTTTCTGCGATGAGGAAATAACCACATTGGCGGATACTGGAATATCCAAAGCGATCGAGTCCATAGCTCAGCTGAAGAAAGATGTTCTAATTATATGTAAGGATGCAAAGAAAGAAGGGCTGTCGTTCTTGATTCAGAATTTTCAAGCGGGAAGATTAAGAGCTTGTGTTATCAGAACTCCGAAGTTTGGAAGCTTGCAACATACGTGGATTGAAGACTTAGCTGCATTAACTGGAGCTACAGTTATTGGCGGAGACTTTGGAGTACCGTGGGAAAACTTTAAGATTAGCCACCTGGGTTTAGCCAAGAGCGTAGTTGTTGACTCATATCAGACTAAAATAGTTAGCCCCAATAAGAATGAAAAGATGGTTGCCAATAGAATTAGTATCTGCGAAGAAGCCCTAACAATCCTTCTAAGCGACTCAGATCGCGAATTAACACTGTCTAGGCTCGGATTTTTAAGAAGTAAGGTTGCCGTAATTACAGTAGGGTACTCAACCGAACTCGAACTAAGAGAGCTCGGAGATAGAGTTGAAGATGCTATGTTTGCTGTTAGGGCCGCCATAGATGAAGGGTTTGTTGTTGGCGGCGGCTTTGCCCTCTGGCGCGCCGCTCAGGGCGTCGAGACCAAATCCCTGCCCGGAGTGCGGAAAGAATGGCGGCAGGCCGCAGAGGTGCTCCTAGAGGCCTGTCGAGAGCCGGCAAGACAGATTATCCGCAACGGACAACTAGACCCCGAAGCTGTGCTCTCTAATAAAGGCTTCCTAGAAATGTTACTAGAAAATCCAAATACGGGGTACAATACAGCTACCGGTAATTACGGCGATATGGTATCTATGGGTGTAATCGATCCCAGGAAGGTAACCAGAACTGCGCTAGAAAATGCAGTCAGTATTGCTCAGTTATTGATTACAACAGACGCTGTTATAGCTGATAACCCTAATAATCAGTCCGGCTGGCAGCCGCCAGCTGGATATAGGCTACCCAAGGATAACGGCTTGAATCATAAGCACTAAGGAGATACTTTGAATAAAGAAATTAGCGAAGCTGAAGCATGGAAGCATATCAACCAGATGTTTGGAGGGGATCTTCGTCACCCAGATGAATTAGAGAAAGTCTCCACATTCACAACAAGAAGCCCGTCTCTAGATAGGGCGCTTCAGGTTGGCGGATGGGCAAGAGGAAGGGTCTATCAGATGGCTGGAAAGCCTAGCTCCGGAAAGACTTTTATGTCCTTAGTCGCTATGGCCGAATGGCAATCTCTAGACCCTGAAAATTGTTGCGCCTTTATTGATGCCGAGTTTACTTATGACCCGATATGGGCTGCATCACTCGGCGTTGATAACAATAGGGTTATGCTTATCAAAACCAATGATGGTGAAAAGATTTTTACCGGGTTAGTAGGGACTCCGAAGAAGAATAAGGCTACTGGCAAAGTAACCAAGATTCCCGGTCTTCTAGATATGATTAGAGATGGCAGTAGGATAGCTCATAAAGTTGGCGATAAGGCTGTAAATTTAAACCTAGGTAAGATGGGCGTAATAATTCTAGATTCGGTTGCGGCAGTTCAATCTCCGGCTGAAGCCGAGTCAGCGGTTGGTAAGATTAACGTTTCACCACTGTCTAGGTTCTTAACTGTAGAGTTAAAGAGCTTGACTCCGGCAGTAGCTCATGCTAATGTTTGTTTTATCGCAATCAATCATGTCAAGACTGCGATTGGGGTTCTTTATGGAAACCCGGAGACAACCCCCGGTGGTGCAGCCTGGAAGCACGCATGCAGTGTTATGCTTATGGTAGCCCCAATTAGCGGTTCAGATAACCAACTATCAGACTCCAATGAGGAAAAATTTGGTCACAAGATTAGAATAAAGGTCGAGAAGAATAAGCTAGGTCCGCCCTATAAGAAGGCCGAATTCTTTATCGATTTTACATCCGGGGTTACCAAAGTCGAAGAACAGCTCCTCGACTTGGGATGCATGTATGATGTCATTCAGAGGCCGAATAGTAGATCGTATATTATCGGTGAGAAAACCTTAACCTCTAGAGCGCTAGCCTTAGATTACGTTGCTGAGCATAAAGATAAGATTGAGGATGCCGTCAGAGAATGTTACTTATCGGGAAAGCAGGTTACCTTATCAGATGAGGATACCTCAGAGTTTCCGGACAGCTCTGATGAATTATTTGTAATTTCAGAAGACGAGGATGAATAAATGTTAGTAAGTTGTAAGCAGGGTTGTTCCGGCAAGAAAGGTAGCACTAATGCTCTTATAGATTTAGAGACAGACCAGGTTATCTGCGAGTCTTGCGGAGAAGAAATTGCTGTAAGCCCATTCACCAAGAGTGGAATGAAGCAAATGGGTGATTTTTTTAGAAATACAAAAAAGAAGCCATTCCAGTTTGATTGCGAAACATGCAGTAAAAATGTTGCGGCAGAGTTAGTAGACGGTGAGCCTCGTGGAGCTGGATGTGAAAAGAAGTGCAAATTTAATATATCTAAATTTGCACTAATTGCCATGCAGCACACCTCATCTTCTAAAATCTCTGATGACAAGTAAGAAGGGGAATGCTTGGTAAATTTAAAACCAGTTGATGATTTTTCAAATTCGGATACCTTAGAATTAAAGAAGCTAGTTGACATATGTCATCATAACCTTTCTAACTCTAAAGAGTGTATCAGCTATCTCAAAAGAAGGGGGCTTAGTGATTCTATAATTTCAAAATATAAGCTAGGGTACTTTCCAAGAAGCCCGTCGGTTTTGTCTAATTACGTATCAGACACACTACTCCAAAGACTAAGTATTGTTGAGTACTCGGGATCTTCAAAATTTTCAGAGTACTTCTATCTGATATTTCCTATATTCTCGGAATATAATGACCCGGTTGGGATAGGAGGCCGGGCTCTTATATCTGAAGATAGTCGAGAAATTTTAAACATTCCAAAGTATAAAAATAGCAGCTATAAGAAGTCAAACTATCTATACGGGCTTAATAACTCTAGATCGGCAATATTCAAATCTCAAAATGCTTATGTGGTTGAGGGGTATTTTGACCAGATATCTCTAACAGCCAATGGTGTCTCAAATTCTGTAGCTATATGCGGAACGTCCTTTTCTAAGAACCACTTACTCAAACTTTCTAGGTACACAAATAAATTAACATTTATTTTAGATACGGACAGTGCGGGTATATCAGCGATGGAGAGAATTAAGGATAAATATATCGGACATGGAGTTGATCTTGAATTCATGTCGATACCTAATAAATATAAAGATATTGACGAATATTTTCTAGATGGAAATAGCAAGGATGATCTGAAGAATGACTTGAAGGAGTTTGTATTCGGCTGGCAATAAACATAAAATAGTCCTACATTAAAAGCTGCTTCGTAATGAAGCAGCTTTTTTTTTGAAAATTATATACTAATAAACTTCTATAATCCGAAAATAATATATCATTCGATATATTTATCTTATTGAGCCGCACTATATACGGTATATTATAGTTGTGTAATTCTTTTTGCAATAAAAAGATTGCTTATGAGAAAACAATTAGGGGCGTATTAATGAATAAAAGCAAGCTGTATCAACATAAAATTGTTGAAGTATCATTCGATCAGGCTAAGTTGAATAATTTTTCCTCGGAGCGAGGCATAGGCTATATTTTAGCTGAGAATGAGATACATGAGGATATAGTAATACTAAAGAATGAGTTAATGGATCAGATTTATGAAGTAGTTTATGGTGATTATCTAACGGAACATCAGAGAAAAATACTACTTATGAGATTAATGGGGAAGACCCAGAATGAGATAGCTGATCATCTCGGGATAACACAGTCTGCCGTTCATAAAGCAATGCATGGTAATATCGATTATAGAAATAATAAGAAAAGATATGGTGGAATCATAAAGAAGCTTAAAAAGATATGCAAGACTAACCCCGATATTCAAATCATTCTTTCAAAGATTAGCGATGTTAAAAATGAAGAAATTGAGTAACTAGTTTCTATTAATAACAATAGAAAAATAGATAGAGGATTAGAAATGTCTAAAGAAAAGTACCTTGCTAATATAGATAGAGTTTTAAGCGATGTTGTTATGAAGAACTCTAAGAGTATTGCTGATCAGAATAGAATAGAATACTCTTGTGATATGGAGAGATCGGGAGCTATCAGGAAGGTAGCTTTTGATGTTTATAGGGTCGACAACGATCCATATGATGGGCTCTGGCTAGTTCAGGATGTAGATGGTAAGCCATTCCTCGTTAGAGCCTCTGATGATCCGGCTGACTACGAGGAAAGAAAAGATGGCAATTGGTCTGCCGTTAGTAATAATAACAGAGACAACATAACTCTTTCCTATAATAAGTTTCCAATTGCAGCTTTCTCTTCTGAAGATTATAACTTCTCTATAGATGATATATCCACTTTTAAATCTGCACTTCTAGATAACATTAAAAACGACGAAACCTTTGTTAAGGATCTTTTACTTGAGCAGCCTGAATCAAAAAGGCAGGCACTCGTCAGGGCCTTTCCAGAATTCAAAAAGTTTGTATAAGGAACTAATATGAGCAACGAATTAAAGAAAATATTAAGAGAGGCCCAAGAAGTACTATCCCTACTTGAGTCCGGAAAGACATATCCTATGAATTATGTTGTTAACCGATTTGAGAAGGCGGCTTCTGAAAATTCTGGTGACCAACTTATCGGAAACATGAGGGATGTTCTGGTAAAAATGTCTTCACGTCAAGATATGATTGAGCAGAAGCAGATAGGAAACCTTTTCGATAAGATGTATGGGCTCTCCGGTGGGCATACAGCCTTTAGAGACGCCTTGGGCGATCTACTTCCCGATAATAGACAGATTGCAAAAGTTGCTTACAACGGCTCCAAGACTCGCCAAATGGAAGAAAGACCTCTAGCTCCAATTCATAGCGATTCTGAGCTATCAAATGCCTTCTCTGTTCTTTTCTCTATTGGGGAGAGTAATGCTTTTTCATCCTTTAAGCCTGGAAAAGATAAGAGCGTGGAGAAAGCCGTCATCGCAAAGCTCAGCGGACTTGGTTATTGCCCAGACGGCGTAGATATTATAGAAACAAATGAGCATTTTGCTCTTGCCGCAGCAACTCATAAGACTGCAAGTTCCAGAAGAGTAACTACGCTAATTCCGGTTCAGATATCTAGCGGCGTAACTCAGGAGCCTAAGCATATTATACTCGGTGATGAGGCCGTCAATCTTGATGGTAAGAATCTTTATCTTGCAATTAAAGAGCAGGAAAATTATGCCAAGAAGGGACAGGCTCGCAAGGTTGCATCATCCAGGGATAGCGTCGACGATCCAGTTCAGGTTCGGAAGTATGTCGTTCCATCCAGCCTAGAGCAGTTTGCTGATCTAGAAAATACCTTAGTTGCTGTTGCATCAAAGTTTGATATCAGAGATATTAATTTAGCAACAACCATGCTCGGTGCGGAATTTGCATCATTCGGAGCATTTAATCCTGAAGTTAAATTAGCGGGCGCTGGCAATGGTGAAATATTGTTTGATGTTTACGTTCCGACTAAGCTTGGGAAAGTAGCCCTTCAGGTTCCGGTTGAAATAAATCAGGGAACACCATTAATGCCAAGAAAGTTTGCGGCAAAAACATCATCTGCGGATATTACCACATTTGACTTCTCAGAAGGTGGCTTTAGAAGCTTCATGGGCGGACTTGATAATAGAAGCGCAAGTCTAAGTGCTTACCGCGAAAATGGACCAATGCTCTCCATGTCATATCATCAGCTAATGGATCAGATGATTGATGGCGTAGCATCTAAAGACTACAGGCTCGCTGAGGATTCTCTTCAGACAATTCAGGCCAGATTTGGTGGCCAGCAATATATTGTAGCCTTTGATAAGTTTTCTCAGCTGCTCAAGCACTCGTCAGATTCCTCCTCATCAAGAGGCGAGCTAATCAAGGCCGCATTTGAGAGAGGAGACTTAATCAAGGTATCTACTTCTGTTGATCTTTACTGTCCAAAACTAGGCCTTCCGGTTAGCAAGGTCGAGTTTGATGAAAGAGGAAGAGTCATTGCCAAGGGAAGAAGAAGCAAGTCCGAAAATCAGGTTCGGGATACTCAAATTAATACAAGTAGAATAATCTTAACCTAAGGAAAGCTTAATGAAAAACTCAGACTATGTATCAAATATGATAAAAGAGGCTTCAGCCCTATCTAACAAAAAGTTAGCTAGAGACATAAGAGTTTCCGTACTTACATCTATGATTAAGACCGCCGAAGAAGGCTATTTTGATAGCCCTACCGGCTCCCCGGCTAAGTTTGAAACCAGAGAGAATTATATAGCTCAACGCGGCGGCACCTTCGACCCAAAGGTTGAATACGGCGTAGGCCTGCCAAAGCATCCCAAGTCTGATTTGACTACGGATACATTCAGCAGGTCTCTGTCGACCAGGTACTCACCAGACCGTGTTGGCGTTCAAGCTAAAAGAATATCCGATGGAGTATTTCAAGACCCCATCACAAACAAGATATATGACTGGAATGAGGGATTCAAAACTGAAGATGGGGATGTATTTTCTGGAGGAGGAGTTTCTCTTCAAACAGATATTATGTATAGAGAATAATATTTTTAAGAAGTATAATTGCTCTAAATACTGCCTGCTACCAAATTAGCGGGCTTTTCTATTTAAGGAATAAACATGGAAGTTAATAATAAGGTTATAAATCATCCAGAGCGAGAGCAGATTATAGAAAAAATTCTTAATGGAGAATCTGTAAAAAGTATCGAGTCATGGCTGAAGAAGAAGCACCCAAAAAAGAGAAGTCTCCAGATTTCATATGCTACGCTTCAGAAGTTCAGGAAAGACCATCTCGGATTGGAAGGCGAGGTTCTTGAGGATATAAAGGCAAAAAGAAGAGAAAATGACTCTGACGAAGAAGAGATGGCCATTAAGAATATAGTAAACTCTTCATCAGCCTATCAGCAAAAGATTGATCAAATAGCATCCAATAAACTAGACGCAGATAGGAAAATATTAGAGATGCTTGCAGTTGTTAGCTCAAGAATTGAATTTTATTTCAACTCAGTTGTTTCCAGTAACGGTAAGGATATTAGAGATGATAAAATGCTGATGGATCTTATTAATACGCAGAAGGGCTTAGTGCAAGACTGGAAGAAGTATGTTGAAGGCGTAGCCGATCAAAAGATAGAGCACAATATAAATGTTACGGTTGTAAATGAACAGGTTACCGTGCTTAAAAATATAGTATTTGATGTTCTTCAAGATATGGAGCCAGCACTGATACCCATATTTGTTGAAAAAGTTAATCAAAAACTAAATAATACTAGCTTTGAATCATCAGAATATAAAGGCTATAATCAGAATATTATAGGTGTAATAGATGCAGAATAAAGACCTCAGAGAGTTAAAGCTTTCAGATATAGAAAGTCCCGAATCATTAAGAAATTGGATAAAGAAAAATTTAGAAAATATATATATGAATAATGAAGTTTCTAATGACCACCTGTTGATTTATCTTGATTATCTTAAATCAAATTTAAAAAAAACAGAAGAGATAGATGTTCCTTGCTGGTCCAGATCTCTTACTAAGCTTCAGCTAACTGTGGAAAAACTTTTAAAGTGGGAAGAATATGACGTACCAGAAAGATCTTAAAAGAGTTATGATTCTCTATCCAGAGGTGGAAACATTTTCTGGCCAAGATATGAATAGGCTGGTCAATATTCATAATATAGTTGATGCAACTATAGGAACGGAATCTGATAAGAACAGGGGCATTGTTATTAAGGCATACCTTGATGGCGCAGAGCAAAAACTTTCGAATGCTAACGATTATTATCATTTAGTTTTCAAAACCGCAGCAAATTTAAAAGAAATAAAGAAGGTTGCGTACCCTCATATGCATAGCAATGAGGATATCCAGGCAGAGCATGATATAGAGAAGTGGTCGGGCCTGGTCTATAAGATATACGATGCAGTATCTAATGGTGATATGAATCTTACTGCAGCGATAGACTACTACGCCGGCACCCTAGACTCAGAAACAATGGAAGACGAGAAGTTCAAAAGATGGGTTAAGTACTTTTCTACTGGCGAACATTTAAAGTACAGCGCTGAGGATTCGGAAATAAAGAAGAGCGCATACCAATTTCCATTAACCGGAATAGGTAATTATCCTGGCGGATCAGGTTACTTATCCGAAGAAATTGAAAACAAGCTGAACCTGCTAGGAAATAGTAAATCAGGGAAGTTACCAAACGAAAATCCTCAGAATGAATATAACGACTGGAAGAATAAACTGTATTCTGCAATTAGAAGAATTGACAAGCTTCTAAGAACCAGTGATGCATTTATTGATAGAGATACCCATAGGGAGCTGGCAGATCTTCTTCATAGCTTCGATCAAGAGGTCAGGGGTCTAAGGCATCAGGTTACGGCATCTGATCTGGCTTTTAAATATTCAAATAAGTTTAAGAAGATTGGATTTGATGAAGGTTACTCTACATTTAGAAAGTATGCTCAGGAGATGTCACCAGATCCGATGGCTATGTCCGAGATCGACGAAGAGCTTGCTGTACCGCCCCAGTCAGCTCCGCCGCAGCCCCAGTCAGCTCCGCCGCAGTCTCAAGCGGCTCCAGGTGCCGTTGAGCGAGGAAAAAGTATTTATACCGATTATGAGTCCGGCGGAAACTCCCCGCTAACTAGGGCTCTATCTGGTGGCTCTGGAGCTAGCTATGGAGAATATGAGGAACTAGCTGGTCCGATCGACATTGGAAATGCGGTAAGCAAGCTAGAGGAAATTGCAGGGAGACTGTCTGATAGGAGAACTATTCGATTACTTGCAGAGTTCGATATCATGCTTGATAAGATTGGCATAGCTGCAATGTTTCCTGAGCTGGCCGAGGCTCAAAGTAAGCTTATTGATGGCTATTCTTACGCGCTAACTAGAGTTACCAAAATGCTCGGTATGTTATCATCAGGAAAAAATATTTCAGAAATATCTGATGCGAAGAAGAGTGAGATAGAGGGAAGAACCTTGAGAGAGGTGAACAAGGTCTTTGATGAAAGTAATGCTCAAGAACCATCTAGAGGTGCTGAATCTATTCAGCAGGGCATATCTGAAGATGCAGAGTCGGATATTTTGCCAACTCCGGCACCTACACTGGAACCCGAGAGGCCTTTGGAGTAGCTAAATGGAATTCTGGAACACACTAGAAATAGTTAAGAAAATATCGCAACAGTATATGATCGATACTCCATATACTGTTGGGGGGCTTCCTAGAGATATTTATCTATCCGGAAAAGATGTTAAGACTCCGGATGTAGACCTTACAACTAATTCTTCAGAAGTTTTAAGGCTAGCTATTTTGGTCTCTGATAATTTCAATGTTCCGTTTGAATTATCCGATGACGGCCATACTACAGTCTTTACAGACTATTTTGATCTAGACTTTTCTAGTAACTTTATTTCGGATAAGGTTTCATCTTACCTTGGCACCGATCATAAAAAATTCCATGAAGCCTTCAGCAGAGATTTCACAATAAACACCCTCCATCAAGACCTCGTAACTAGAGAATTCTTTGATCCCACCGGGATGGCCATCAAAGATCTTGATAGCAAAATTATAAGAACCCCGGTACCCGCAGAAATAACACTAACTGATGATCCGAGAAGAATTTATAGAGCAGTTAATCTTGCGGCCAGATATGATTTTAAAATAGACGATGAAATTAAAAATTTTGTAATTGACAATCCAGAAATTTTCATTGGCTCATCGGTTAAAGATAAGTATATAACAGTTAAGATTAATAAGGCTTTGAAAGAGAACGAACTTCTAACTATAAAACTTCTTAAGGAAATGAACTTATTTAAGAACATACCTCTATCTGGACACTTCAAGGAGGTTCTTATCCGCAACAAGTTACTATCTGAATACTTAGAGAGCAACGCGCTTGATCACAAGACTGCCTCGATTGCCAACAGCTGGTCGCAGTACGAATCTAGGGGGGAAGACCATCAAAAATTGAGTGATTGGTGGCACTCTAATTACTATAAGATTCCCGGAATAACAAGCAGTAGTTATCACTCGTGGGCTTCCTGGTATATGCAGAATATGAATTCGGTATGGGGAGTTCATAAAAGTCCCCTAGAAACACTCGAAGTTATGAAAAATTTGATAGATAATCCTACAGAAATTATCGAGCCACCCATATCGGGTAACTTTGAAAAAAGAAGAAAAAAATTACTGAACTTAATATCGCCAGACGGTAATATACATTTAGAGCCGGATGAAGACTTATCAAAGGTTCAGCCAAAGTTTTTAAACATTGTAATAAAACCTGGGGTTAATATTGAAAATGTAACACCCGATGTTAAAGCATTCATTCGAGAGGTTGCATTCAAGGCTTCCGAGATGGGTGTAAAAACTCCAGTTATAACTAGTGGGTGGAGATCTTTAAAATCTCAAGCTACGATTATGGCCAAAAATTGGAAATCCAATGGTGGCAAAGATAGCGGAAGAAGGTACTTGACATGGCTGTACGGCAATAAATTTGGTGGCGATATTTCTTACATATTTGAAAATTATGGAACCGAACCTCGGGCGATATCTATGGCTATCGAGATTATAAAGAGCCGCCCAGTTGGAAGTCATCACATTACCAACCCTGGGCAGGCGGTTGACTTCGCAATTACTAATGGTATAAAACACTTGCTTGATACTGTAAATGCAGAAGGCAAATTTGATATTAAAATTGTAGATGAGAGTAAGACTGCAGGTCCCCACTACCACGTAACCGTCTTAGGCATGAGAACCTTCGCTTCAAGCGCGATTGATAGAAGGGCAAGAATACTTAAGATTTCAACTACTAATAATGATTGATGGTTAGAGAATATTATGAACAAAGCACAAATTAAAAATCATGTAGACGATATTGTTTTCTTCGATGAAGATGACAGTATTGACGATATAGAGGACGATAACCTAGAGGAGTCAATAAATATGCCGCTGGGCGGAAGTCCGGTATATCCAAGAATATTTATTGGTGATTCATCAAAGCCTCTTCAAAACCAGTTTAACGAATCAGAATATGTCGATGATAACATTAGCAGAACTTGGACTGGGCTATTAACCAGTTTTTATGGATAGGAGATATCAATGAAAAAGGCTACAAAAAGCACAGGCCTAAATGCAAAAACCGCGTACTTTGATGATAAAACTATGCTCAATTTGGATAGGAGTGACTCAAGATATGACGATCTAATAATTTTCGAGGAAGACGGCGAAGATTTTAGTGAACTCGAAGACCTAGGGTCTACTATAGAATTCGAAGATATGGATATCGACTTCGAAGATGATGGTGTTCAAACATCAGAAGATGATGATAGCTATGATGATGAAGAGATTAGGAGGCTAATCGAAGAACTAGGGCTTGATGATTTTGATCCTGATGAAGAAGATTTCCGCGATCATTCTCATGGCCATGACAAACCAATGTATGACCAGGATGAGGCTATTTCTCACGAGTCTCAGTTCGCACTTCCAGGTGCCTCCGGGTATGTTGACGACGGCGAAGAAGAAGAGCCTGAGGAGGAAGAGCCGAAAACATGGGAGAAGGACAGAGACCCAAGCTGCTTTATGAAGTATGTAACCAAATGCTATCCTGGCGGAATCCCATCTCATGACGGAACCTCCACTCTTGGGTGTGAAAGAGCGGTTATGTATTTGGTTGGTATTAACAAAGAAATCTCAGAAGCTCTAAGGGCGGACAAGGATGATGTTCTCGATCTATCTGCGCTAGAACGAATGCGTGTCAGCATAATTAAGGATGTTGCAAAGTTAAAAGAGCATGCTAAAAAGTTGAATAAGAAGTTAAAGACTGCATCTGACGAGCAGGAGCTCGTTAAGGAGTCTTTTAGGGAAGATGCAATCGTCAAGGAAGCTACAACTCCAAAGATTCAGCTTATTATGACCCCATTTGAAAGAGCCATAACCGGAATATTAGTTAATTCTGTTGTTTCTGCGGGTAAGCCGTTTGAGAGTGTTTATGACTTCTTGAAAGAAAAGTATAAGTTTACTGACAGAGAAGAGCTGTCTATTCTTCAAATACTTATGGATATGGGCCATCCGATCTTCAAAGACCGTGGAACAGTAGGTGAATCATCCAAGGACCGCGAGGGCCATGGTACAGATTTTGTTAAGAACTACTTCGCATAAAATAAAGGAAATTTATTATGAAAATTAATAGGCACAACTCAGAAGAAAAAAACAAAATTACAGCAATGTGGCTGTATGAGTTTGCTTATGATTTAGAAAAGAACGCTCAGAACATAGATTACCTTAAGGATTATATCAATTCTAAAAACAAAAATAAGAAGTTTGATTCTATAGATGAAAAACTTGCCGACTTTAGAGAAAGAATTGGCTTCGATTTAGCTCAAAAAATAGTAAATGAAATGGAGAAGTCTGGAGGTAATATAGTTGAGGCCGGTTGTGGTTGCCATACCAAGATTGACTCATGTGAGTGCTCCGTAAAGAGTGCCTCGGCACATTCAGACAGAGATGTTAAGATTATGAATAATATTTTAAAATACATCAAGGACATGGTTGGGCATGAACCAGGCTTAGATATAATTACAGTTATATCAAGATGTAAGAGAGAGGATGGCCTTCTTTTTAATGAGATGGAAAAGAAGATAGACAGAGACAAGCTAATAAGCTATATAAAAGACCTAACCGATTCAAAAACAGAAGTAGAGCTTATAAGCTACAAACCAGAATCTATTGATACAAGTTTAGAAGATAAATATAAAGATTCGGTAGCTGATTACTATAATCATGCGGAGCCAGAATCTCGCTAGGAAAAGAATGTCAAAAATTGCAGCCAAAGACGAGCATAAAAAATTATTTTCTGATATTAAAAATAGCTTTCTAGACTATGACCCAGCTCACTTCATCCAGAATAATTTAATGCTGGACGGTGAGCCTTTTAGGGTTATGGGGAATGGATGGAAATTTATGGCTGACATCTACCGCTATATAGCCCTTCAGGCTACCAAAAAAAGCGGTAAGCCTGTGGTTATTAAAAAGGGTCGTCAGGTCGGAGCAACTATGATGGCGGGAGCTCTAGATCTTTACTTTACTAATGGTGGTCTGTTTAACTCTCCTCCGATTAGGGTTGCGCATTTATTTCCCGCCCTGGCCCTAGTTAAAAGATTCACTCAGGATAAGCTTGAAGGACTGATTAAAGATGCCAAAGATGACTTTATCAATAAGAATAAGCTAAGCTCAAATAACGCAGTAGATAACCTTACCATGAAGCAGTTTAAGACCGGCACTCTGTGGGTCGAAAGTGTCGGAGCTGATGGTGACAGAGTTAGAGGTATGACCCTCGACGTAGCATTCTATGATGAGTGCCAGGATATGGCATCGCTTGCTATAGGAAACTCGACCAAGATTTTAACCGCAGCTAAGTACGGTCAGATCGGTAAGGGCGTTCAGGTTTACTTTGGAACGCCAAAAGAAAAAGGTTCCTGGTTCGATACAACATGGGAAATGTCTGACCAAAGATATTATAATCTCGGGTGTTCTGGATGTAAGGCTAAGTACCCATTTTATAGACCCAATGATAACAGATGGAAAGATATTTGGATTGGCGGGTACGATATGAAGTGCCCTCATTGTGGCGTTATAACGAAGAAGGCCGAGGCCGTTGAGCTTGGAGAATGGGATGCTTCCAGGGAATATGATGATTGCAAATATGTCGGATTTCATATAAATCAGCTGTATATTCCAAACCTTACCAGGGAATATATTGATGATTTGATGCCAGAGAATAATCCCAATCAATCAGAAAGGGTATGGAATAACGAAGTTATTGGGGAATTTTATGCCGGTGTTGGTATGCCTATAACACGGCAGCATATCGAGATGTATTGTCGCGATCCTGATAGAGCGTTTTCTAAACAAATTTCGTCAAGAGATAAGAAAACCTATCTTGGCGCAGACTGGGGTGACAAAGCCGAAGGTGAGGATAATAGAGGTCAGTCTTTTTCATGCGTTGTTGTACTTTCTGATGCTGGTGATGGCACACTCCTTATTGAACATGCCCATAAATTAAGAGAGAGGCATTTCGATTATAAAAAATCTACGATCAATGAGATGTATCGAAGATTTGGCATAAAGCAGGGTGTATCCGACTTCTTCTTCGGGCAGGATGTCGTTAGAGATATTCAGTCTGTGGTCGGAGATAAATTTCTTGGAGCCCAGGGTAGTGGAGCTCTATTAAATCCAATAAAATATCGTGAAGATGAGCTCATGATAACGTATAATAAAGATCTAATGATTGAAGAAATATTAGATAAGTTATTGAAGGGTAAAATTAGATTTCCGTGGAAGAGCTATGAGTATGTTGAATGGTTAATTGATCACTGCACTTCTATGGGTACATCCATAAAAACCAAGGGCGGAGGTCAGCAGGTCAAGGTATACGTAAAGGGTTCTACTCCGAACGACGGTTTAATGGCCTTGATGTATGCTTATATGGCTTGGAAATTTGACGCAACCAGTAGATTTACGGCGAAGCCGGGAGTTGCCAAGGTAAATCATCTACCAAAGCCATCCCTCGCATTTGCACCAAAATTAAGGACATAGAAATGAGCAGCAACAGAAGAACGTCTAGACCTAATCGGCAGAGCACTATGGATAGCAATCTAACTAAGAACGGATTAGATAAGCTTTCCGATATTCGTAGGGCTGATATTCAAAGTGTTGAATCAAAAAAACAGCTAGAGGAAGAAGCTCGCGGAGAGCCTAGATATACTGCGTTATCACACAGCTATGCCTACAGGGAAGTTTTAAAGAAACAAGCTATGGGTGGCGCTCCAGTTTTGCCGTCAACTCGCGGCCTAAGTGACATGTTAGGGCCCGAAGTTTATTCACCATTATTTCAATTGGCCAACCTTAACCTTCCGAGAGACCGGGTAACTATGAATGCCTGGAATAGAATATTCTATGATACTCATCCAGTTGTTAGAAATGCAATAAACCTTCATGCATCTTTTCCTATAAGCAAGATCAACATATCTCACCCAGTTAAGGAAGTTCAGGAATTCTTTTATGAATGGTCTGACCGAGTAGATTTATATTCCGTAGTTTATGGAGCGGCATTAGAATTCTGGAAGATGGGCGAAGTCTTTCCCTATGCTGAGCTGGATAGAGGCACTGGAACATGGAAAAGAATTACAATTTTAAATCCAGACTTTGTTAATGTAAAGAAGGCCCCGATCGGCGATCAAGTTATTATATCTATGAAGCCAGACTCGTCCCTGATCAGACTCGTTAACTCTAATTCTCCTGCTGATATTCAGATTAAAAAGCGGTTACCTGCAAACTTAATAAACTCAGTTAAAAAGGGTCAATCAATTCCATTAGATAATCTGAATGTTTCTCACCTAAAATTATTAAGCTCGCCATACGATCACCGAGGCACATCTATAATCGTATCTATTTACAAAGATTTAATGCTGTATGATAAGCTCAGAGAATCCAAGTTTGCGCAAGCCGATGGGATGGTAAATCCTCTAACCCTGGTTAAGCTAGGAAACGGACCAGAATATAGAGCCACTCAATCTGATATTGAAGAAATGAAGATGGCTCTGGAGGCCGCACAGTACGATAAGGATTTTAAGATTGTAACTCATGATGGTGTTGCAATTGAGAGAATAGGCTTTAGCGGTTCCGTTCTTGATATAGGCTCTGATATTGAATTAATTATGAACAACCTATATACTGGACTCATGGTTCCAAAATCATTAATGGATCAGGAGTCCGCAACTTACGCCAGCTCTTCGGTCGGCTTAGAGGTTCTTCGCCAAAGATATGATATCTTTAGAAATATGATTAAAAAGTGGCTGGAGCAAAAGATATTTGCTCCAATGTGCGAACTTCAGAACTTCTTTGAATATAAGGATGGCGAAAAGGTATTGATGGTTCCGACAGTAGATTTTAATCATATGAACCTTTATGACATGGGTGACTACATTCAAAGCGTTAGCTCTTTCGTTACAGATAAGAAGGTTTCTATTCAAACTTTATATAGAAGCCTAGGACTCAATTATGAAGAAGAGAAGAGGAGGCTTAAGGAGGAAGCAATTGATGAAGTTATTAGAGCTAAGGAAATTGAGTCACTTCAGAGTCTCAGACTTCGCGATCTGGAAAATCTCGATAGGGCTGGGGCTATCCCAGAGCCGCCAGGAGGCGCATCTGGAATGGTTGCGTCAGAGGGTGACATGGGCGCCGGCGGAATGGAAACCGCCCTTCCGGGTATGCCAGACATGAGCGGTGTCGGCGGCGGGATGGAGCTGGACCTGGGCCAGCCAGCGCCAGATTCCACTCCTCCGGCCGAATTACCTTTCTAATTCTAATAATTAAGTTTATTATCAGTAGTGGAGGCCTTTATGAAAGATAAGGAAGAGCTTAATAAGTATGCGCAGTCTTCCGGAACTCAATCAAGATATATTGATTCATCCGGAAAAGAGTTTTCGGCTCAAGAAATTGTAGCAGGATATAAGCCCAAGAAGCCTTATAAGTTATATTCATTATCTGAGCGAGTAAATAGCAAAAGTTTCGGAAAGGTAAAATAATTTGAATAAAGTATCTTATACATCTTCTAATCCAGATACGAGCAGGGAGGTTCAGGGCCCCTCTGCTGATTTAGTTGGCAAAGAAACAGCGACTGAGACTGGTGGACGCGGCTTCGGAACCACCGAGATGACATATTTCTATGATGAAACTGATCCAGATATATACAAATTGGAGTCGGAAGAGAGAATCGATTCAAGGCCAATTGGACAAGATGTGATGAATCTTCTGGTCGAGCTGGGCGACGGGCTTGCTGAGTCTGGGGAAAATAGTTTGGCAAATTTTGCAGATTTCTTGATTACTAAATTCGCCCAAGCCAAGGACGTAGGCCACTCTGACTTATTTAATCAGTTATTAATGAAAATAAATAATGCTGATTACTTATCTAACAGAAATGACATCATCAAAAAACTTACCAAAATTTATAGCAGGACCATAGTGCTTGAATATATAAAAAATCAAGATTTAGATAAATCTAAAGAATCTGCATATAAAAAGATACTTCACAGGTCTGAGCAATATTTATCGGAGGGCCAGATGGAAGTCGAGTTTATAAAAGAGGCGATAGGCTTTCCAGAAGACCCAAAGTTTGTGTCGAAGCAGATTAAAAATATCATAGACATAATGCTAAGCAGAATGTCTCCAGAATCTAGGCTAAAATCATATCCGAATCTTAGAGGTAAGATTACAAATTTTAATGCCCATGAAATGTCACAAAAGAAGCATTATGGCGGGTCATCAATAGGAAGTAGCATTAGTTTAGTCAAAAATATTTTAAATGGAAGGGACCCGCACTTTATTAAGATGGTTATAGAAGATCTTGGGAGAAACTTGTAATGGAAAAAAAATCTTGGCCCTGGATTGGATCAACCGAAATGGAAATGGGCTCCGGAAACCAGCTCGAAGAATATAAAAAAGTAGACTCCGGTAGTCATGCTCCATCCGACGGCCTATCTCCGGAGAAATCATTAGTTGAAACTAGAGAGCCCTCGATGCACTATGAAGGCGGTATAATTAGCCCTGTTGAGGGCGTATCTCTGGCTGATGATGGTGATTCCGATAAGGTATCAGTTGATATTCTTAATGAAGAAGGAGAAATTGCCAGCTTTTCTTGTGACGTAGCTAAAGATACTAGCCAAAAAGTGGTCGGCCTTCAGTCTTACTCCGCATTACAATCTACTGCGGGATTACTTTTCCCATATAGAAGAGATGAGGATGTCATCTATCATATGGGGACTGTTTCGTTTCCGATAGACATTTTATTTGTTGGTGGCGATAATTCAATAAAAAGAATATACAGTAATATAAATCCAGGGACGCTAGCCACCTTCGGATGCTCTGGTGTCAAGAATGTTCTGGAAATATGCGGAGGTCTATCAGATAGGCTGGGTATTAAGGTTGGTAATAAGATTAAAATTTCTGGCGGAAAAACTTCTGACCTTGAGTCTATAAGAAATTTAAATAAATTTGCAAAAAATATGGGCATCAGAAAGAATATAGTTGTTAGCTACTCTGACAGAGGTAAGTCTTCCATTCAAAATTGGAAAGGATTTCCGGTATATACTATCGGTAGCTCTTTTGGCAAAACTGCTTCAAAGTCAAATCTTATATCCGAGTTAATGAAGATAAGTGCCGATACCTGTATGGTTGATCTTCATATCTTTGATTTTGACGGGCTAATTGAAAGAAGCCCTGAAGTAAAAATATTTAAAAATTCTTCCGGCACCTCAAAGACTGTCCGGGTATTGCAAAAAATTGGTGGAATTGACGTTTCCGTAGACCTTGATTCCTTCAGGGTAGAAAACTCAGCCAAGGGCATCAAAATTAATAACGAAGAATCAATAGTCATTAGCGGCGGAAGAAGTTTGAATAGTTTTATCAATGATGATGACCTTGATTTTTCCAAGATGTGTGAAAAAATCAGAAAGATATCCAGAGGGCGTAAAAATAAAATTATTATGGCAACCAGAATGCCTAACCCCGAAGTTATAAAGTGTCTAGTTCTTGAGAGAATATTCCAAAAGATAGGAGTCAGAATCGACGTTGATCTAATAAGGTTATCAAAAAATGATGATTATGAAGATCTTTCTGATAAAATTAATTCTATCTATAAGTTTAATTCTGCGAAAATATACTCAGACTCTAGTATTATAAAGAGGTCCGGAAGCCCCGTTCCTAACGATGTTAAGGACAAAGCAAAGAGGGCCTATAAGCTGCTTGAATCAGCGTCTGATGATGCGGATACTTCATTAGAAAATATGAATAAGAATTTAGCCGCATACTCAAAGATTCAGGGAGACACCGAATCAATAAAAAATTCAAAGGGGCAGTATAACCAGTCGGTTAAAAGTAACACAAGAGTAGTTAAGAGTTTTCTGATTAAAATTAGAGATGCTATTAAAATATTTAATGAAGTCAAAGATATATCCACCACTTATGAGGTGATAGACGGATTAGCTACATCTGCTAAGCATGCCTCCACTTTTATCGAAGAAATATTTGATCTTATAAACGAGATAGAAACTCCTGATTTCTTCACTATGTTGTCTAGTAAGGTTTTTGAGTATGATAATATAATCAATGATCTTCAATCTACAATAAAAAGAGCTATGTCTTATATCAATTCTGATATATTAGGCCTGATAGTACTTTCTGATTAATTTTTTACACAAAAATTTAAAACAACTAATAAATACACATAGCTTGAAAATAAGGGAACCTTATGTCACAACAAATTATAAAAGTTGGATTTGATTCAGGAAGCGTTGTTCGCGAAATTGCGCCTTCCGAATTTGAAACAAAATTAGCTAGCAAGTCTGTGATGGATAGGCTTAATAAGTTTGCCAGCACCATTAGAGCTATTGCCCCGAGAAGTGACGACTTTCTATACTTTAGTATTATATTTATGAAGGCCGCAGAATCAAGCCTAATTGATTCCGAAGGAAACTTATTAAAAGTCGGTAAAGAAAATGCTTGGGGCTACTTTGATGATAACTGGAAGTGGCATGGAAATGTCAACTGCCACAAAAACTCAAACTCTGATATCTTTCCTGAATCCGAATTAAAGAAGGCCTCTAGAAACTGGATTGGGAGACCGCTTTGCGTTGACCATAAGTCAGACTCTGTTGATGGCGTTAGAGGAATAATTCTCGACACACATTATGATGAGAAGCTTAAGCAGGTTGTTGGGCTTTGCGCACTAGATAAGGTAAACTATCCGGACCTAGCGAGAAAGGTTGCAACCGGAGTTATTAGGTTTGGATCCATGGGGACTGCCGTAGCCACATCAATTTGCACTGAATGCAGTAAGAGGGCATCTTCACCTAAAGAATATTGCGAACATATAACCAGTCGTGCAGCCTGGGGCGAAATAAACGTTGGCCTAAATCCAATTGAGTATAGCCTTGTTGTCCAGCCTGCTGAGCCTGGAGCTATATTACTAAGGTGTTTTGCTTCTATCAGTAAGCACGAAGACGAGCTGGCATCTTATGGTTTTGATATTAATTCTATTAAGACCTCTCTAGACGGCTCTATGGCTAATGATTTAGACTTACTTCTTAATAGAGTTTGTGGCCCAGAAGGTTGCTCTTTGGAACAACGTTCTAAGATAATTAGAGGGTATCTGTCGACAAATGGTTTTACCAAGTCGGCTGGACTTAAAAAGTCTGAGGCTGCTGACGCATCTGAGGTGGCGAAAGCTATGGCAGACTTTGCTGCAGCTACTGGGCAAACTATGTCTGAGAATCCTGTTGCGTTTAAGAAATTTTTTGAAAATCCAGACGCCTTTATTAAGTCTTTTGGAAACGAAGCAGATATGAGCGATAATGACGCATCGCTTGTAGAAACATTTACTAGCGGACAAAACTCCACTGGTTCGGATACTATAATTACTAAAGATGATAATGGGGTTAGTGATTTCACCGGAACAGGCTCTTCGAGCCTTACCTCTGGCGTCACAGAGCCCAATCCTGATTCTTTTGATACGGGTGGCGTCGGTCCTGAAAGTTACGCATTTGCGAAAACAAATGATATTGATAATATAAAATTGAGTTCCATTATGGAGGAAACTATGAACGAGACTAAACTAAGACAGAGAGCCGCACTTCGCAGGAGTTTGGCATATCATCAGGGTGGCTCTGCTCCCGATGTTGAGCCAAGCACTTACAAGGATGAAGGGGCCGCACAGAAGAAGATTCGTGAGCAGGATGACAGACACATGACAACCCCGACAAATCTTGGTGGTGATAGTGGAATGGTTCCTGGCGATAAGGAAATAAAAGAGAAGCTTCTACGCGCTGAGGATAAGAGCCTCGCTTCTAGAAAGCGCGCCTATCACTTCGGCGGCTCCGGAGAGTCCGTTGAGCCTTCTACATTTAAGTCGGAGGATTACCACAAGTACTGGGAATCTGATAAGCAAATGCACCAGACTAAGACCATGGGCGGAGAAAAGGGAATGTTCCCCGGAGATGATGCTGTTAAGCAACACCAGAAGCGCGCAAAGTACGATGGGCCAGCTCTATCAACCAGAGTTAGACTCAAAAGAGACTCTAATGGCAGAATTAACAAGGCAGCTTCTGCTTTTGAAGTTCTAGCCGGTGATAAGGTTCTTATCGCAACAACCGCTGGAACCATCTTCGGCAAGAAGCTTGAAGACAACTGGGATTTTCTAACCAGCCGTGATTACACTAAGTCTGTTATTGCCGCAATTAGAAATGACGGCCTTAGCCATGTCGCCAGAAATCTAACTAAGGTTGCTCAGGCAGTCCCAGAGATTCCTGCACCCCAGGAGATTCCTGCCGCACCAGAGATGCCAGAGATGCCAGAAATGCCAGAAATGCTGGAGATGGGCATGGGCGAAGAGCTTATGGGCGATGAGACCATGGGCGATATGGAAGATGATTCTGGCACTGAGAGTCCGAAGACTGTCGTTGAGAATTCGCTAATTGCAATGGAAGACACAATCGAGAAGATTAGAACTGCACTAGGTGAGCTTGGCAGTGGCGAGGATGTTGATGTAAATATCAATGTTGGCGGAGCCGGTGATAAAACTGAAGATGAAAAAATTTCACTATCACGCAGAATTCGCGGCGAACTAAAAGTTGCTTTGGCTGATGCCAAAGAGTCTGCAGACGAGCTAGCACTTCTTGCCGAAACTTATGAGAGATTTAGAAAGCTTTCAACTGCGCAAAGAAGAAACCTGATTTCTCTTACCCGCGCCGCGCTAAAGGATTCAGATACAATATCTGGACAGTCAAGCACTCTTGTTAGAATCGCAGCAACTGTTTCTGATTCATTAGTCAAGAAGTCATCTGCAGTTAGAGCAAGTAATGTTAATTCTAAGGCAATCAGAAAGCAGGCATCAGGCGGGACCGCACCTGATGTTAGCAGAAATACTTCCGTTAGCGATTTAGAGAAGTCAGCTCTTGAGCTAAGAAGGCGGAGAAGACTAGCGATGGTCAAGAAGGCTCAGGATATGGGCATGGCTCAAGATGAGATGGAGAATAAGGCTCATGATGGCGTTGGAATGAAGGAAAACGCAAGAGTTTCCGGAGTTACAACCGACACTGCTCATGATGTTGCTACTCGCGCACCAACTGGTGGCGATCACAAGGCCTCTCCATCCAGAGGTAATCAGGATGCAGAGCAGCACTCTAGCTACAGCGGAACTCCTTCAAGAATGGTTGCTGAAAAGGGTCCACCTGCAGCAAAGCGTAATCTTGCCGATGACGTTAAGGAAGTCGCAGAGGAAGTTGCCGAAAAGGAAGTCGATGAGCATGAGGACGAAATGCACGGTAAGTCTAATGCAAGCACCGTTCAGGCTAAGCTAAATAGAAAGTTCCTAGATAAGAAGGCCGAAGAGAGCGCTGAGGCTTACAAGATTAAGGTCCGCAGAGCATATGATGTCGCTATGGAAATGGCTAAGAAGGGAATGATCGGAACAACTCGTCCAGCTTTAAACGCCAAGGTCGACGAGATTCTAGAGTTCGATGATAAGGCCTTTGAGGCATTCAAAAAGGCTGTAGCGAACACAACCAATATTACCAATATTAAGGTTGCTTCCGATCTTGGAGAGTACAACATCGGCCACACCACTGAGGACGAAGACTCTACACTCAATAAGAGAGCTTCCGGACTTTCCTCCGAAAAGCTGTCAAAGCTGTGGGACTAACCAATGTTTGGCAATAAATACGCAGCAGAAGAGCTAGCAAGAAATTATCAGAATGCCATTAAAAAAATGGAAGTATCGAAGGCCCAATCTTCAAAAAAAGTAGCCAAAGCCTCCGTTAAGAAAGCTGAGTACAAAGCTGAAGATTTTCTGGTCGATTCCTCAGAAAAAGTCGATGCTCATGATGAGGAGCTGACTAGCCGAATTAAGCAAGTATCTTCATATGCAGAAGACTCTGAAAAAGAAGTTCTGGAGTCTTGTGCAAAATGCGGCTTGGTGGAGCATAGCGCAGAAGATGGATGTACATCCGATAGCTATAAAGAATCGGATGCTGAAGATATTTCCTACCTAATTGATTCCAATGCTCAATTTATATTGGGAAGGCTTGGAAAAATTGCGAGAGAAATGAAGAGGTCTGATAAGCTAATGGCTGCAGACTTAATCGAGGCTTCCGCAATTAAAATTAGGGATAGGGCTTTAAAAGAAGCTTCCACAAAACTTACGGCAGTTAATGGTCTCAAGAAGATGGCTAAAGCGTCATACCTAAAGGGGGATGTTATTACCGGAGACGTAATAATGGTTACTGTTAATAAGATTACTGGAAAATCAAAATAAATATATATTTAATTTGAATATTGAGTAATACAAGGGGTAGCATAAATAAATTGCTGCCCCTTTTTATTAATAATTAATGTTGTCTTGAACTAGTTGGAGAAACTATATGCTAAGAATAGTCCACGCAGGTACTTCTCTGCCAGCTAGCTGGCCGATAGACCCTACCGCCGAATTTGAGCCTGGGATGATCGCTCAGCTCAAACTGATGGGCAATGATATAACTTGCGGAATTAGTGACGGAACAGCTCCGCTAGGAATTATAGATGATGTGAGAACTAACGCATTTTCTAGAGCTCAAATTGATGAAGTAGTCGAAATTAGAGTTATTGATTCGGAAATTGATACAAATGGTAGAATTGTGAATTCCCATGATGAGTTTGGCTTTCTGGATAATCCGAGTATTTTTCAAGAAAGCTTTACGTCTACAATCGATGTAATTTTAAATGATAAAAATGGTGCAGTTATAGTTCCTGCTGGTACGCCGCTCAATCATAGTGTTGGAGATACTGGCGAGCTAAATGGATTCAAAATAGTGTCAAACTATACCTATAGAGTTCCAAACATGCCGGGTGACGACTCTACCGTCGGAAGCGGAAGGGTAACAATTCACTATGATCGTGGATTTTACGCAACTGATCAGTTTGATACCAGACAGCAATATGCCCTTAATATAACGCTATATGTAGGGCTTGATGGAAAGCTGACATCCAGGCAGCCAACGGCAAATCACCCTGGAGTAGCCATTGTTACCGGCCCTCCTTCTTCGGTTAGCTCAACGCTAGAATTTATGTGGCTATAATAATTTTTACTTAAAGGGGTTTCTATGAAAAAACAATTTGATAAAGAAAAGTGGGATGCGGCCCAGATATCTACTCTCGATGAATTCCATAAAAAAATGGAATATACCGCCATTCAGTTGGCAAAAAAAGCTCAACAGGCTGGGCAGATTTCTCAAAAGGTTCAGCAGGTCAGCAAAGACACTGCGGACGCTAATGCAAATATGACTAAACTTGTAGATACCGCAAAGAATTTGGCCGAAGACGAAGAAGAGCTAGATTCCGAAGAAGATGACTCTTATGTTCTTTCCGAAGAAGAAGAGAAGGCTGAGCAGGAGCAAGCAAAAGAGATGCTTCTTGCAGAACTTGAAATGATGGCAGCTGTAGCTGCTGCAAATAAAGATTATAAGACTGCATACAAAATAGAAAGAATTCACGACTCCATCATGTGCGATGA